GTTGATCAGATTCTTGAAACGTACAGCGAATCAGTGCTGTCGCAGATTCTTTTAGAATCAAAGGTCGATAAGGGCTACCGCCATTTGTACATTCATCTTCCGGATCGCACGCTTGTCTTTGATGGAGCTGCCACTGCTCTCTCAAAGGAGCCAGTGTGGTTTGTGCTTTCAAGCGGCACGGCTGAAGAGTTTTCTCAGTACAGAGCCAAGAACATGGTCTGGGTGGGTGACAAGTGGTATGTTGGTGATCCCCAGAGTTCAAACTTTGGATATTTTACTGATCAAATCTCCAGTCATTGGAACCAGATAGTACGCTGGGGATTTGGGACAACCATTTTGTACGCTCAGAACAAAGGCGGCATCTTTTACGATCTGGAGTTAGTGCCGATCTCTGGGAATGCCACATTTGGTGCAGACCCAAGCATCTGGCTCTCGTACACCGAGGACGGCCAGAACTGGAGCCAAGAGCGCGTTGCTAGTGCTGGTAAAACCGGCAACAGAGCAAAACGCATTGTCTGGTTCCAACAGGGGCGCATGAGGCAGTGGAGAGGCTACCGGTTCCGTGGCACCAGTGATGCGCACATCTCTTTTGCGCGGCTAGACGCGAATATTGAGCCACTGAACGTGTGATATGGCTGACGGCCCATACAAGATTACACGCGCCGAGTTGGCCCAGTTTCTGCCTTCTCCTCGGGCGATCCGGGCTTTTGAGCAGCTTTTTGATATTGTCCCTGGGGACATTAACATCATTAATGCTGAGATTGTTGCGCTTGGAATAGCTATCACTGCTGTTGATGTAAAAGCCACAACGGCAATTGGAAAGGCCGACGCTGCGCAGTCTAGCGCAAATGCCGCGCAGTCCACGGCAACTGACGCGCAGTCCACGGCAACTGACGCTTTGACCAAGGTTAATCAGCTTCTACAAAATATAGACTTCGGAACCTATTGAGGGTAGGATTGATGCAATGGTTTCTCCATTTTTTATAACAGGTTATCCTAGAAGTATGACTGCGTGGGTTTCCATTGCATTAAACTGTGCTCACGAGAGAGATGGAGCCTCATTTGAAGAGTTTATGAGCCAACTTGAATCAGGTTCCCAGATTGGGAACTCAGATTCGACCATATCTTTTTTCTATGAAAATATTTCAGAAAGATTCCCAAATTCAAAATGGGTAATTATTGAAAGAGAAAAATCACGTTCTCTTGATGCATTTTGCAGAGTTTCAAAACTTAATAAAAACTCATGTGTTGCTTTTTTTGATCAACTTGAAGCATGTATGCTTAGGATTCCATCAGCACTTAGAATAGACTTTAATGATGTAACATCAAGAATTGAAGATATTTGGAGCTGGTGCAAGCCTGAGACAGAGATTCCAAAAGCATTTTTAAGCAGAATGAAGCTTATGAATGTGCAACAGATTCCAGAACTAATTCAAATAGCGGCAAAAACAGTATGATATTTTTCTGGAGAGACGAACCTGCAACCATAGAAGAAAGAACTCTTCTTGGTGAACTTCATGCTGCCCACTTGATCAGTTCATATCGCAATAATGCTTCAAGTGTTGCTGTTGCAAACTCTGCTGGTGGGTCTGGGAATTACTTTCAGTCAATCGCTTCGGCTTTATTGACACTTGGTGGAATGCATGGACCATTGTTTCAGTCTTATGATTTTTTGACTGGAAAGACTTTTGATGGAATTCAACCTGGTTGGGGTAACTCCTTTGTAAAAGGGGAACTTGATCCAGCATGGATAAAGGTAGATCTATTTATCAAGGAGCATTGGCCAGAGATCCATAGAAGGATCGAGCAGAAGACAAAAGAACTTCACGAGTCTGGAAAGGTTGTGTTTCCTAACCCGAGCATATATACTGCTGCTGTTGCTCTTGCGATTCGACTTCCAAGAGACATTGTTCCAATTTTATTTGTAGCAAGCCGCATAGAAGCTTGGAGTGACATTTTTCTAAAAAACAGAAAGGATTTTTAATATGGGATGGGTCGCCGCAGCAATCATAGGAAGTGCAGTAGTTGGTGGCGTTGTTGCATCCAGCAATGCAGATACAGCAGCACAGGCTTCTGGAGAAGCAGCGCAGACTCAGGCAACTGCTCAAGAAAAGGCAACAGCGGCTCAAACAGCAGCTCAAGACCAAGCGATCACAGAGCAGCGCCGGCAGTTTGATAACATCCAAAGTCTTTTGCAGCCTTACATTAGTGCTGGCAGCACTAACTTAACGCAGCAATATATCAACGCCGGTCCTGGGGCGCTACAAGGGATGCAGTCGCTTGCCGGGCTTCGCGGTGCTGGAGAGCAGCAGGCGTCAATTAACCAGATCAAGCAGTCTGCGCAGTACCAAGAGTTGGCCAGGCAGGGAGAACAAGGGATCCTTCAGAATGCTTCTGCTACTGGTGGGCTTCGTGGCGGCAATGTACAGGCTGCGCTGGCTCAGTTTCGGCCTTCGCTTTTGAACCAGCTTATCGAAAGCCAGTACGGTAAACTTGCTGGGTTGACTTCGCTTGGCTCAACCAGTGCTGAGAATCTTTTGCGTTTAGGTCAGGCCTCAGCAGCTGGCACAGCAGCGGCTGGGCAACAGTCAGCGGCAAACATTGGCAATCTTTACTCAGCACAAGGGGCCGCGCAGGCCGCTGGGCTAACCGGTGTGGCACAGGCACAGGCTGGTGGTATTATTGGAGCTGCAAACGCAAGAACACAAGGTATGTCTGGAATCTCTAATGCGTTTGGTGGTGGTATTCAAAACTACATGTTGATGAATGCATTAGGCGGAAATACTGGATATGGAGGAACTGGTGGATCAATGCCATATGCTGCTGAGCCTTCAACTGCTGCTTCTCCAGGAACCGGACAGTATGGCATGGAAAGCACATCTGCATCTTTACCCGGAGGGTACTTCTAATATGCCTGCACCATACGACTACACTATCAACATTCCGCAGCCTCCGGCGCAGAACTTCTTGCAGAGTCTGCTCGGGATTCAGCAGCTCAAGGGGCTTCAGCAGCAGCAGGAGCTTTCTCAGCAGCAGGCCGGCATTCAGCAGCAGCAGGCGCAGTTCGCGCAGCAGATGCAGCCGCTTCAGCTTCAAACTGAGCAGGCGCGGCTTGGGCAGATTGGACAGGCTACAGCAACAGGAGCAGAGGCTCTTCGACAGGGTAAAATTACATTTGAGCAAGCACAGCAAGATCGCGTTCGCGGAATGGAGCAGCAAGCAGTTGCGCAAGCGCAGCAGCAAGAACTTTTTGGAAAACTCGGAGCACTTCCAGCAGATGCTCCAATGTCTGATATCGTTCCAATCGCAAATCAGCTTGCGCTTCTTAAACCAGAGGTCGCAAAGCAGGTGATGAGTAACTTCACGGCATTGCCTGAAGAGATTCAGAAGGCATCAAAGACGGTACTTGTGACGGCCACAACTCAACTCGAGGCCGGTGATGTTGATGGGGCAAAAAAGACATACAACACTTTTGAGCAGGCTGTCAGAAATTCTGCTGGAAAAAACCCTCAGTTACTTGCTGTTGCTGATGGAATTAAGGCCCAAGGTATGATCCTTGATGCTAATCCGAATGCTGGAAAACTTTCTGCGCTACAGATGCTTGGTGCGATCGACACGAAGACGCTTGATTCGATTGTAGGGCTACAGAAAGAAGAGACAGAGGCTCCATTAAAAGTAGCGCAAACGCAGCTTGCTGAAGCAGATGTAAGGCTAAAAGAACTCAAAGCATCTGGAAATCTGGATGCAGAACAAAGAATGCAGGAAGAAGGTAAAATGCGTTCAGAGTTTTTGGCTAATCCATATTTAAGAACATTCCCAGTAAGAAAAGACGCTTACAATACAATTATAAATGCTGAAAAAACTCCAATCGGAGACAGCGCAAAAGTTGTTTCTTTTATTAAGCTTCAAGATCCCCAATCTGTTGTAAGCGTTACGGAAAAAGGACAGATAACATCCACGACTCCAATTGCATCACTGCAATCTTTAATTCAAAAATTTACAAATGATGGCATATTGGACGGAAAAACTAGGTTAGATATAGACAGTCAATCAAAAAATATATTTAACACAGCAAAATCCGAGTACGAGAAAGTTCAAAAAAACACAACTGCAATAGCAAAGCGATACGGTCTTAATCCAGATAACATCATTTCCGTATACGATACAGAGCTACAACAGCCTGCTGTTGCTCCCAGTTACACTCCGCCCACTGGGGTAACAATTAAGAGCGTACGCTAATATGCCTGAATTTACTCTAGACGTTTACGGCAAAGAGTACGTTATTGACGCACCAGACCAAAAGTCTGCCGTTGATGCTGCTCTTGGGCA